CCATAAGGGGTATTGGACTAAACCAAACATCGTGGAGGCTTGGGGATTTGCCACCAAAATCGCCATTATCTTCCCTGGTCTGCTTCTTGGTCAACAGTGGTGGTGGGTTTACATATTTGCCATCGCTTCCAGCATTGCCCTCATTTGGTCGTCCACGGAAAAGACCCTTCCAACAATCATTCTTTTCAATGTCGCGTGGGTAATTCTGGCTAGTCTGTCTATCCTAAAACACTTCTGGTGGTTCTAGGTCGCTAACTACCCATGGAGTAAACTAGGTAATCATGGCTATTGATTTCCCAAACGCACCATCTCCGGGAGCGTCTTTTACCGCGAACTCCAAGACGTGGACATTCACTGGAGGTAAATGGGTTCTTAACGTCAGTACAGTAGGCGTTGTTGGCCCGACAGGTCCAATAGGAGCAACAGGGCCTGCAGGGGGTCCCACTGGGCCTACTGGTATAACTGGACCAACAGGTTTGACTGGGGCAACAGGGCCAACAGGAATTACCGGACCAACTGGTGTTACTGGACCAACAGGGATAGCTGGGCCCACTGGTCTGACAGGTCCGACTGGTCCGACTGGCTTAACGGGAGCCACGGGTCCTGCGGGAGGACCGACCGGTGTAACAGGCCCACAAGGTGTCTCTGGTGTTAGTGGCGTGCCTGGGGTTAGCGGAGTGCCTGGGGTCAGTGCTGTGGACCCCAAAATTTATGTTACAAAGTACACAACAAACGGAAGCGGAACATGGACTTGTCCTGCTGGTGTCACACAAATAAAATTGACACTTATTGGTGCAGGCGGGGGAGGGGGATTTGCCACAGCAACGGCAACCTCTAATGGGCAATCAAGCGTTGCTTCCCTTACAGGCTACGAAGATGGTGGCTCAACGACCTTTGTTGTTGGCGGCACTACATATACGGCTCTTGGTGGGGTAATGGGGGCAATTGACACCACTACTGCTCCTGGTGGCTCTTTTGGAACTAAACTTGCAGGAAGTTCTAGCACTCAAACAGGTTCTTGGACCGCAGAAAATAGATACCCTGGCTCTGGGGGTGTTGGGGGCTGGGCAACTGCTTCAGCGAATGCAGCCGTGGAGCAGGAATTTGGTGACTATGTAAGCGTGGTGGTTACTGCAAAGGCGTATGCAGGTCGTGGGCAAGATGGAGTAACGGAAGTTTTTCAAGTAACCACTGTTCCATCTACTGTCTACTCGTTTAATGTAGGCATGGCTAACGGCTACACAGGAACTACCCCTGCAAAAATGGGTTCAAATGGCGCTGTCATTATTGAGTATGTAGTTTAAGGAGACATTATGGAATACACATATGAAGTAGACGACAAAAATGAAGCAACCATTACATGGACTGGGGAAATTAATGGTTCTTCTTTTTCTCGCACAATAAGTCAATTTAACTTCCCCCATAACTGGATGCCGTGGACAAAAGAAGACGCTGAACAATGGGCTGAAGAAACCATTCAGGCAATAAAGGACAACGGGGATGCTTATGACGCTCCCGTGTATGACCAAAATGAGCAGAGAGCAGCATACCTAGCTGCTAAAGCAGCGTTGGAAGCGTAACGACCATAGTTTTTGATTTCTTCAATTGGCATTATATTGCCACCTTGTTTCTTATGGTTCCCCTTAATCAGTTCAGGGTATAATTGCAGGCATGGCTATCGATTTCCCCAACTCACCCGCTCCGGGAACTAATCACACGGTAGATGGCAAGACCTGGACGTTCACGGACGGTAAATGGGCGCTCAACGTCAGCGTCGGAGGCGTTCAGGGACCTGCTGGCGTTGCTATTCAGGGAACCGCCCCAACGACTTTTGATGTCCTTTGGGCAGACACGTCAGATACAGGTCTGGTCATAATCCCTGGCGGTGGAACGACTGGTCAAATGTTGGCAAAGTCTTCGTCTGCCAGTTATGACACCGCATGGGCTACACCGGTTACTTCTTCCGACCTAGCGCTAAAAGCACCACTTGCTTCTCCAGCCTTAACCGGCACCCCGACATCAACAACTGCTGCTGCTGGAACGAATAATACTCAAATTGCTACGACTGCTTATGCAGATGCTGCTGTAGCGGCACTTGTAGACTCCGCTCCAGCAACACTAAACACTCTTGACGAACTAGCACTAGCCCTCGGAGATGACGCAAACTTTGCTACCACGACAGCAACTGCCATTGGACTGAAAGCACCTTTGGCTTCTCCTGCACTAACTGGAACGCCAACTGCACCTACTGCTTCCGCTGGAACAAATACAACACAAATTGCTACAACCGAGTTTGTTCAAGTAGCAAACCCAACGGGTGCGGTTATTGCGTTTGCTGGTTCTTCTGCGCCAACCAACTGGCTGCTTTGTTACGGACAAGCAGTATCTAGAACTACTTACGCCGCGTTGTTTGCAGTTGTTTCAACCACTTACGGTGTAGGTGACGGAACAACAACATTCAACCTGCCCGACCTTCGTGGTCGCGGTATTGCTGGTGTGGATAATATGGGCGGCTCAGACGCTGGTCGTATTGATATTGCTAACAGTTCGGGAACCGTTGTTGGTTCTCAGTATGTGACTTTGACTGCTGCACAGTCGGGTCTACCTGCCCACTCTCATTCAAACACAGTGACCAATAATGCTGTTACTTCTGGTGCAGGCTCGGCTCACTCCCATGCAAACACGGCTTCATTCAATGGTACTGCTGCAAGCCACAACCATATACAAGACGCTCACGGTCACACAATCCAAAGAAGTAACGTAACGGCAAGTTCTACCAATACCGACGGTAGTAGCATTTATCGTTTGGTTCCTAATACTGGTGCTGATTACTCCAGCGTGCAAGTCAATACGGCGACTAACCAAGCAACTACTATTACGCCTGCTGGTTCCGTGGCCATGTCCAATGCCAACGAATCAGCACATACCCACTCTGTTACAAGCAATGTGACTATAAGCAATGTCAACAACACGGCTGCTGATGCTGCTTCCCCAACTAGTGTCATGCAACCAACAATGGTTCTTAACTACATCATTAAGGCGTAAACCATGACTGTTCTAAAACAATACGATAGCGGTAGTTCACAATGGGTTCCGATTGTAAGTGGAGTCGCTGGAGCAACTGGACCGACTGGAGTCACGGGAGCGACTGGACCAACAGGCGTTGGCGCTACAGGGATAACAGGGGCGACGGGAGCGACTGGTGCCACGGGAGTAACTGGTGCCACGGGAGTAACTGGTGCTACTGGTTTAACAGGAATTACTGGAGATACTGGACCAACAGGAGTAACGGGTCCAACAGGCCCGACAGGGATTGGCGCAACTGGCGCTACGGGTCCGACTGGATTGACTGGAGCGACAGGGCTTGCAGCACAATCAGATGACGAAACCGTTATCATCGGCTTCAGAGTTTTTTCATAGGAGATTAATATGGCTACATTTAGCAAGGTTTTACACAGTGGTTCTACGGGCGGTCGACCAATCAAGGTTGTTGCTACGGCGACTGCTGGCACAACGATTCATTCAACTGGCACTTCAGCAAGCATTATTGATGAAGTATGGATTTATGCAACCAACACATCTGCCGCAGCCGTCTTGTTGACCCTTGAGTGGGGTGGCGTCACTTCCCCAGACGATAAAATTGTTGCCTCTATCCCTCCTCAATCAACTGTCGTTGTTGTTCCTGGTCAACCTTTAACTGGTACAGGTTCTGCTGCTCGTACCGTCGGAGCATTTGCTGGAACTACTGCAGTTATCAACGTCTTCGGCTATGTAAACAGAATTTCCTAAGTCGTGACCACAAAGGAATATCTCCGTACGGCTTTACAGCCCTATAAGTCCACAAAACTTATTGATATCCCCATGCCCAACGCCCCCACTTCTGGAGGCAGCGTTGAAGGTGACCAACACTTTCCTTCTGTAAAAGACTTTGCTGAGTACATTCTCAAATTTGGAATTGCAGGAAAACAAGCACCAACTGGGAACCTTTGGATTAACGGAGCAAACCTTGGGGCATATGAGTACTACTACTCTGCATCTTCTCTTTCTATTACAACAATGGAAACATCAGGAGTTAATACATATTCCTCTACAGATAGAAGTAAATGTTTTTTCTTGGTTGTTAATGGTGATATCTCACTGTCTCCTGGTTTGTATTTTTATACAGGTTCTTTAAATGCGGATATTGTAGGAAAAAAACTAACTTGTATTTACGCTAACGGGAACATATCAAATGGTTCGCTTGTTTCTGGTGGCGGTATTGCAGGGTTTTATTTTCACGGAAGTAACTCCACCGACCAGCCTGCGGAAGACATAACTATCATATCTTCTCCTGCGGGAGCGTATTATTATCCAAGAATTGCAAAGACAGGAGACGCTACTTATGCACAGGCTCAGTACATAGTGTCTTCTGCGTATTCCAGTACTGAAGGCACTCAACCACCTTCTAAGAGGTCCCCGTCAGCGGACGGAAAGATGTTTTTTGGCAATGGAGGCTCAGGGATGAGTGCATCGGAAAATTCAGTTGGAGGGATTGGTTCTGCAGGGTTTAGGGCAACTGCATGGGGAGGCGGAGGCGGTGGCGGTGGGTCTTACTCAGTTATCCATACTTATCAAAACAGCGGGGTAGGGGTTGCTGGTTCTCATGGAGAGTCAGCAGAAAACCCAAACGGGAAAGTTGGAACAACAATTACCGTTACTGGAGGTGGAGGAATGCCTCAAGGTAATTCACTAGACATTTCGCCTACTAGGATTTATGGTTATTCTTTAGTGTCGCGCGTCGGCGGGTCAGGAATTGTGTTTGCAAGAGGAGCAATCGCAAATATTTATTTTAGCGCGACTGGCGGTCGCGCGCCAGATAATAATAATTACAACAATGCACCGCAATTTGTCGGCAGCGGTGGTAGCGGCGGCGGTTTAATTTTTTATATGGCGCAAAGTGTTGTGTCGTCTAATGCAAATACCGACCCAGGCTCTGGTAGTACTGTTAACAGCATTCTTTCAGGCGGAAATGGTGCTCAAGGCGCAGTTATTGGTTTTGAAGAAGCGTATTTTTAATGAATACAAACATTAAATTTTATGTTTCTAAGTTTTTGCCGTATTTGTCTATACACAATGACGGAGTGTTTGCAATAGTTGCAGCAAAACTCATCAACGACTCGGAAGCATCGGATAGGTGCGATTTTAATAACTGGGGTCCGATTGCTCCAAGAAATAACGAAACGGATTTAAACAAATCTATGGGAACGGTTCTATTTTCGTCTCTTGACGAAATAGACAAGTTTGAAATTCTTTACTCTCTCCCACCTCATGGCTACATCATTTATTTGAAACTCAAAGACGATGAAGTGAATCAGCAAATCAAATCTCAAGCACTGCCTTTTGGAGCAAACTCATTTGGTGAATTAATTAGGCTTATGGTTGAATGGTCAATAGTGGCTAAAGAGCCGTTCAACAACTTGGATAAGTGCAGTGAAATTTCTACCGCCCTTTTAGAAGACATGAATATGCCCGAAGAACTAATTCAGCACATTCTTAACGCGTATCCTCCAATGCAAATTTCTAAGTACTTGACGGGCGACACAAAAGCGCAACTCCAGAACGAAGACGCCTTCTTGATTGACGAATCCTTACAGGATTGGCTTATCTCACAAGCCGTCCCTGATGATTTTGTGGAACTAAATGGGGAGAGAATTTCTATTGACGACCCTAGGATTTTTCATTCTCTCTCATTGCGGGATACTGATAAATAAGAGTAGTATTTCTGCATGAGATTTCATGTAGTTTCCCTTCCTCACACAAACACGACTGAAGACTTCACGGCATGTGCCTATACGGAGAAAGTCCGTAAGTTCTGCATCATGATGAAAGACCTCGGGCATACCGTGTTTCTGTATGGCGGCGAGTTCAACGAAGCCCCCTGTGACGAGCACATCACCTGTATTACCGAAGAACAGCGTCTAGAAGCCGTAGGACCGAATCATTACTCGGCTGCGTCGTTTGACTGGAACCTCCCACATTGGGTTGAGTTTAATGGCAACGTAGTCAAAGGCATTCAAGAGCGCCTGGAGCACAAAGACTTTATTTGCCTTATTGCTGGTTTTGCATCCAAGCCAATAGCCGATGCTTTTCCTGACGAACTAAGCGTGGAGTTCGGAATTGGTTATGGCGGGTCGTTCGCTCCATTCAAGGTCTTTGAGTCCTATGCGTGGATGCACTCCTGCTACGGGTCGAAAGTGACCGACCCCCATGCCCTTGATGGAAAGTTCTACGACACGGTAATCCCAAGTTATATTGATATTCAAGACTTCCCTTTACAGGAAACGCCAGATGACTACTATTTGTTCATAGGACGCCTTATTGAGCGCAAGGGCTATCAGATTGCAGTTGACACCTGTAAGGCCCTAGGAAAGCGTCTGGTGGTCGCTGGACAGGGTTCTGCGCCCAACTATGGGGAGTATGTTGGAGTTGTAGGGACAGAAGAGCGAGCCAAGCTAATGGGTGGTGCAATTGCCACATTTACGCCAACTATTTACGTCGAGCCTTTTGGAACCGTAGCTATCGAAGCGATGGCCTGTGGGTCTCCAATTATCTCTACAGACTGGGGTGCTTTCACTGAAACAGTCATCGACGGAGTGACCGGATTTCGCTGTCACACGATGCAAGAGTTCGCTGACGCAACTGAGGACGTCAAGACTCTTGATAGAGCGGCGATTAGTAAATACTCAAAAGACCGCTACGGATTAGACACCGTGGGAAAGATGTACGAGAAGTATTTTACTCGTTTGCAGGGTCTATGGGGAAAAGGTTTCTACGAGCTTTCGTAGCCTTTAAATCACCATTTGTTAACAGGACACTCAGCGTGAGCCAGTTTTGTTTTTATCTGCATGAAGCATCCACACTTAATGCATTGTTTTGTTATCGCTAAAAAATGAGGGCACTCAGTACAGATTGAGTATCTGCGCGTAGTCTCTTCTTCCGAAGAGTATTCAGTACTTTTACGAAAAAAATCAAGAGGACTTGCTTTACGTTCTGAATTTTTTCCCGTTTTGTCTCTCATGGCCTAATTTTCTATATTCCGTGTTTCCACTCAGTACCATCCCACATGCGAGCCTGTGCGTCAACCCATGTGGTGCCATCCCATATTTTAGGCAACGTGGTTACCCATGAGGTGCCGTTCCATACCTTTGCCACGCCACCGAGAGATTTTATAGTTAAAGAAGCTTGAGTTCCTTCTCCAGCAGCGTTAACCGCGGTGACAGTGTATGAATAATCCGTATACGGAGATAGTCCAGTATGCGTGTATGACGTAGCAGTGCTGTTTTGTAAAACAGTAGAGCCGTTTCTTAATACGTAAGCACTAACTGCGTTTCCACCATTGCTGGATGGTGCTCCCCAAGATAAACCAATTTGGGCAAAGGTGGCATTGTTGCCTGCAAAAGATGTCGGTGCGCTAGGTGTTGTTCGAGGAGTGCTTGTTGCACTGGCCGAAGTTCCTCCACCTGCAGCGTTGACTGCGCGAACATAGATGGTAATAGCAGTTCCGTTTGTCCCAGAAATTGGGAAAGGATTGGAAGGAGTTGCAGTCCATGTAGAGTCGTTGGTTGAATATTGATAGGAAGATACAGCGTTGCCACCGTTAGACGAAGGTGCTCCAAAACCTATAGATACCGAACCGTTGCTAGGTGTTGAAGTTACGTTCGTTGGTGCGCCTGGAGTAGTTCGGGGAGTACTGGCTGTGCTCGCTGAAGTTCCACCACCGGCGGCGTTAACTGCTCTTACGTAGATAGTAATTGCGGTTCCGTTAGTGCCATTAATTGTAAACGGATTAGATGGCGTTGCTACCCAACTGGAGTTATCAGTTGAGTACTGATAAGAGGATACTGCGTTTCCGCCATCAGAAGATGGGGCTCCATAAGTGACGGTTATTGAGCCGTTGTTTGGGGTTGAAGAAACACTGGGGGCACCGGGGGTTGTGCGAGGCGTGCTGGTGGTTACTACTGAAGATGCTCCACCACCAGCAGCGTTTACGGCACGAACATAGGCATTTATCGCTGTTCCGTTGGCACCAGAAAGAGTGAAAGGGTTAGAGGGCGTAGCGGTCCATCCGCTAGTACCGTTTAGTGAGTATTCGTAGGAATCAATACTTTCTCCACCGTCAGACCCAGGAGCTCCGTAACTGACAGATATTGAGCCGTTATTTGGGGTTGAAGAAATACTTGGGGCACCCGGTGTGGTACGAGGCGTATTCGATGTAGAGGTTCCGCTACTGACTCCGTATGCGTTACGGGCACGAATGTAATAAGTATAAGATGTGCCGTTTGAAAGACCCGTAAAAACAACAGGGTTAGTAGTTGCCGTTTGATAATAAACATCATTATCTGAGTATTCGTACGAAAGAGGGGCATAACCATCAAAGCCAGGTGCTGTGTAACTGACAGACACGGAGCCGTTCCCAGGAGAAGACGTAACCCCAGGAGCACCCGGTGTCGTTCCTGGCCTTGCAGGAATTGCGATGCTTCGACTATGACTAGGGGCTATGCCTGGGGCAGCGTCAACACCGCTAACCGATGCGCCAACCGTATGCGACCCTGGACTGGTATGAAAGGCATGTGCTAGCGGATGGACTGGATAGGTGTATGTGTAGCTTCTTGTAAACCTCCATTTAGCGGCATCTGGAGCTGTGGTGTCTGAACCTGTAGTGTTTGAGTACGTCGTTGCATCGTTAGTGTTGACACCCGAGAAAGTCATGGTCTGAGTGTCGTTCATCCTGAAACGGTTTTGTGTCCAGAAGTTTGTCCGCAGGACTACCGTCGTGCCGCCATGGGTAGGGGTGTCCCACTCGAAATCAATACCAACACGCAAGCCTTGCGTGGATGCGTTCCCTGTATAATCCCAGTCACCCCACGTACCACCAAAAACGGTTGTTGATGGTACTGCCATATTAGAGTCCTACTACCTGGAACCAAATATCACCGGTGGCAAGGGCTGTTGGGGTTGCGTTCTGCACAAATACAGTTCGGTTATTAATCTTCGCAGCATTGGTTGCTGTTCCTGTAAGGCTGGCTGTTATCGTTCCTGCTGAAAAATTACCAGAAGCGTCACGAGCAACAATCGTGCTGTTTCCGCTATTTGCTGTTGCGGTGGTAGCGGAGTTGGAAACTTTACCAGCCGTGGAAATTGTAGCAAGTTTGGTATCAACAATTCCTGCGGCTGAGTTAATGTCCACATTCATAATAGTGTCATTTGCTATTTTGGCCGACGTAACAAAGCCGTCAGGAATAGTGAACTGGTCTGAGTCTTGCCATGCGCTTCCGTCGTAGTACTGAACGGTTCGAACGGGGAATCCTGGCGTGCTTCCCGGACCTTCTAAAAGGAAACACATTCTTCCAGGAGCCAATGCTGGTAATCCGGACCCTCCTAGAGATACTGGTATTCCGTCTCCAAATGCGCCATCTCGTTCTTCATCGTCTAGGAAACGACAAACGGCCTGGTCCATTAAATACTGGTTCACATCTGAAGCCGTAGCTATTTCACCAGATAAAAAAAGCTTTACTCCCTGTCCGGCCATTATTTTTCTCCTAAATCGTTCATAGATGAGTGTATCATTTTAGCCCCAACTGAAATTATCTAGCGCACCCAATGTTGGGTCGTCAAGCGAAAAGAAAAATTCGTCAAACGTTTGCACTGTTATTTTGTAACCCATTGGTTTCGCCCAATTAACTGACTCAGTCACCAAATGGCTAACTTCTCCTTCTTCAGCATCCGGGGTCTCGTTAGAGAGGGTTGCAACTCGAATTTCGAAAGGGTCGTCCAGATATCTTGCAAGAACTGCCACCGCCAGAGTGCTTGGAGTTCCATCTTTAGTTTTTATTAAAACTTGTCGCGCTGCTTCCGTAATGGCATTCCTGCTTCCTGCGGACCTTCCGTAGTGCGAGCTATTTAGTTGCCATTCAATAAAGTCTCTTTTGATTATCGGATTATCAAAAAATGGAGTACCGTCGGATTTTGAAATATTTTGCTTTATTAATGTACCAGTGAACTGAGAAAGCCACGGTACATAGGCGGCACGTACCGAACGAGACGACACAAGCGAACTGGACGCCCAATATTCAGCTACCTGTGACGGAACTTGGACTTGTTGCTGCTCGACTTCATACATGCTGTCGTGTTCTTTCAGGGTCTCTCCGGCAGCCGAAGTGAGAATGTCTAGAAGTCTAAAAAATGGGAAAGATGGATAAAGCTGAGAAGAATCCACTTCAAAGTAAAAATCGGGCAAGAAAGTTCTTGCTCTTCCAACAAAAGGATTTTTATAAAAACCCAACTCATGTATTAGGTGAGGCAATGTTACAAAAATATTCACAGAAGAATGATTTGAAATTACAAACTTCATTGTGGCGGTATGTTTTACTCCATCGTCTGGTACTGAAGCTTGGTTTGTATGAACTGCCGAGTATTTACCGCTAGTGAATGACTGAAGATTCGGTTCATATGCCGCCGAGGCAGAGTCAATATATAAAAGCGATGAAACACTGATTGGGGAACTTGCTTTTATCTTTACGTTTGCCGATATGGCTCGCCCGTTATCAGCAATATTGAGTGGAACATTGTTTAATCTTAAAGTAACATCACCTGAGTTGTTTGGTGCCAAACGAAGAACGTATCTAGTGTTTACTATAGATTCAGAGCTTGTTATAAAGAGGGCTGCATTGGTGGCGCTCCAATCGTAGGAAATCGAAGATATACCTACGAATTCTCCTTGCTGTGAGGAAAAAACCGATAGAGCATTGCTGTCTGATAAAAGATTAAAAGTACTGGCCATTTTAAGTCCCAGCGCTTATTGACGTATATGTAATGTCAATATCATCAAGAGAAAGAATGGGAAGAGTACCCTTGTCTCTGAACAGAATGTCGACACCGTGCTTAGGCAACCATCCACTACCCGTAGGAGTCAAGCTCAGGGATTCAACATAAACGACTCCAGGAATATTGCTGATTAGAGAAATTATTTGAGTTTGTCTTACTCTGTCTAAACTAAAGGAAAATGATTGCGGGCTTAGGTATTCGACAATAACGTCTTCTATGGTTTCTACGAGAGCAGCCTGTTCGTATATGTCACTAATCACTACAGAGCCAGTAATCTCCAAGGTCACTAAAGTTGGGTCGACTATGTCCATAACCAATCCAGCTATAGACTTATCTCTTACGTCCGTAATCAATCCTAATTTTTCAACGCTGGTAAGTTCGGTTCCGTTTCCATAGGCCACTACTGTTACATAACCGGTTATATCTTGACCGGCATAAGCGGAGCCTGTTACGACCGTGCTTGCTGAGTTACCCACGTTTTTGGTAAAGCTAAAAGTAGTATTACTTGTACTGGTTATTGTGTGTTGGCCGTTAAATGTTGCACTCACTGATGAGTTAAAAATATCCAAGTCCACAACGTCGCCAACTACATAAAGATGAGGCGCTTCTGTTTGTACCGTTGCCTCAAAAGCACTTAAAAAAGTTTTAACTACGCCAGACGGGCGGTATACGGTTAGGTTGCCGTCAAGGTCGTCTCCCCAAGTTAAGTCGAGGGTTTTTACTCTCGACACAATTGATGGGTAGTTCGTAAGAAGGTAAGCATCGACCTGAGCTGGTGTCACCAAAACAGAACTGAGTGAACGAAGATAGGTGGAGGCTTTTGATAGATAGTCCTCGTCAGTATCTTCGTTTAAGCCGTTTGCAAAATTAGAAACTGTTGCAATTTCGGCCGAAATAATGTTCGTTCCAGAAGATATGATGCTTAATTCTATTCCTGGTACTAAGGGAGGAATAATGCCAGGCTCTAACGACCTGACTGTTATTACTGCCGACGGATAGGTATTTACTCCTGGAGCAACAGCAGGAATAGTCGTGGCAGATATGGTTTGAAATGCGTACTGTTCAGATTCGTCTTCAAAAGTCGAGTCATAGACAAATACGGTTCCGGCTGGAACGTTTCCACCGTCGTAAGAGCCTATAGTTACTTCAACATTCACTTCAGCAGAAATTGCTTGCTGACGTTGATATCCAAGCATCTGAACAATGCCTGCCATTAGTCTGTCGGGCAATCTGTTAATTGCGTTTATGTTCAGCGCGCTGACGTATGCAGCGGCCTGAAATATTGCGTCTTCAGGGGTTCCTGGGCGCAAGTTGAAGTCTGGCAAGGAAAGACGAGCGAGCTCTATTGAGTCTCTATAGATGTCTCCAGGTTCCTTATCAAATATTGATAGGTCTACGTATTCACTAAAATCTGCTGGCATGTCTTGTCCTTAATCCGCTATTTCAAAAGCTACTGAAATCTTGGCCGCCCCAGAGGACTGTTCGACGCCTGTCGTTTCCATTGCTGTAATAGTAATTTCTGGGACAAACTGGGCAGCGTTAAGAATAAACACGTTTTTGTCTATCTCTTGAAAAACTGGGTCAAAGGCTCCAAACCTAGGAGTCATCGGGTGGGTTCCGGGCTCTGTAAGCATGCAGATAGACAGCAACTGAGAGTAGTAGTCAGTTGTTCCGTCCTGGTGTTTTTTGATACCAGTACTGTCAAATTTTATTGGAAAAGCAAGAGAATCCATTTTTCAATTATCCCACATCCGGATTTTCGGGCAGAGCAGGTGGAGGTGTATCTACTGGAAGCATGCTCTCTTCGTGGATTTCTTTGGCTGTTTTGATATCAGCGGCTAGAACTATAGCCTCACGGTCCGCGGGAATTGAAGTGGTAGATGGGTCAGCAACCATCCGCGCCACTTCCGCCGTAAAAATTTCTTCCATAGCAAGACGACACCGCTCGCGAATCGCATTGTCCATCCAATCTTGAGGGTCGTAAGCGACAAAAGCAAGGGCTTTAAGTTCTGCATCTGTAAGTGTGATTGTAAATGTGTTCATAGTTTTCCTAACCTAAAAAATATCCACCATAGTAAAACTTGTGGGAACTTGTGCCGAGTTGCATCCCAACCGAAGAAAACATAGTCGTTCTCATGTAGTCACCACTTGCCATATAGCGAACTACTGGCGACATCGCCAAAGGGCTATCTACCAGCGAGGTGTTGGCACCACTGATAAACGCCCAGTCTCCGCCTACTGTTTGGTTGACAGAAAAACTGATTGCGTATCTGTTTCCAGCACCAGCATAGTTTCCCCAACCACCAGCATAAAACAGGTAGTAACCCGTAGCAGGAGCAGTAAATAACCCTGTTGAACTATTCCAATGCGAACCGTTGTTGTGGCTAACTATGGCAGTGCCACCAAGCAGGCTGATGTCCACCCAGTTTGCTGGGTGGTTATATCCACCTGTATAAATAAGAAAAGAAGGCTGACTTGGCTTCTTGACCAAGTTTGCAAAAGTAGTTGGTCCTGAACCTGCTTCAACAGTCATTCGTTGAGCGACACCCGATTCAACAAGCGCCCACGACTGATAGGAGGGGGTAACTTCATAATGCCATCTGTTGGTGCCATTTATCGAAAAATACTGAATGGCATAACCGCTGGTGGAGTTAATTTTTATACTTGTATCCCCAGAACCGGATGCAGTTATGTTTCCGAAAGTTGGAGTCGCTGTGGTGGTAACCGATTGACCAATACTCACAGTAACGGCACCTGTTGCTCCAGAAACAGTCACTCCCGTACCGCCAGCTAGTGATGTAACACCATTTGAACCAGGAACACCCGAAGGTCCAGTTGCCCCAATGGGTCCAGTTGCACCGGTTGGACCACCAGCAGGACCAGTTGCGCCAGTAATTCCAGTAGGTCCTGTTGCGCCAGTTAAACCTGTGGGTCCAGTTGGTCCGGTTACTCCATCTAGCCCGGGCAAACCATTAAATCCCGGGTCGCCCTGGGGGCCAGTTGCGCCAGTTGTCCCAACCCCTGTCGGACCAGTTGCTCCAGTTGCGCCGATACCGGTAGCGCCTGCAGGACCAGTCGCACCAGTTAAACCAGTCGGACCGGTTGCTCCTGTAAGTCCAGTCGGGCCAGTTGGTCCACCTGCAGGTCCGGTCGCTCCAGTTGCCCCAACAATACTTAGTGGTTGTGGTCCAATTTCAATCCAAGACGAGTCGTAGTAAATAAAAGTGGTACTCGTACTTGAGTCAAACCATAAATCACCAGAGGATGGAGTTGATGGAGCCGCATCGGATATGGCTACTCCTGCTTGCGGCGCTTCTTTGATGGTTGCTAGTCCTAAAACAACTAGCTCAGTAAAGAACTCGTTAGAAAACGTACATTTAACTACGTCCCCAATAGTCAAGATTGAATTGCTATTTGTATTAAGAGGGACGACTCTTTCATAAGAAGATGCCAGCTCCTGAACGTATACAGTTACGGCACCGCGTGAATCAACTGCTTTTATTATTCCTGAATAAATGCGACCTGGGGCAAGCGGATGGGATGACGATTTTACTCTGTCAATAATTTCTGCCATGGCCGCTACCTTACTACGCCAAGTTTAATTAAAAATCGCGTATTACAACTCACTGTTTACACCCCCAGGAGTGTTGGGAAAGTCTGCGGAATTAATGCCAGGGAATCGTTTTTCAATTATGAGAGATTGCTGTCTAGATAAAAGTAGTCCGTAGTCTCGTCCATTAAGTATTGCGTCTTCCCTGGAACTACCCCTAACTACCGCCAGGTATTTTGCCGACCCCGAATATCCACCGTCAGCATCGTATTTCGCATAGACTTCCTCTACAGATTTAATCACAGCCTCTCCATTAACCGTGTAAACAAGAGGCAGTAAAATTGCCCTATATTCAGAACCAGCGGCTTCGATGCGCGATATTGTAAAAAGAGTGTGATAACCGATAGTCTTAGTGCTTGCTTGATTTAAGATAGGGATTATCGGTCTATTCCATAGGTCTATATTGCCGGTTAGTATTACTGAGTTTCTATTGTTTGTGCTCTTCGGTATTTTTCCATAAGTAGATGCATATGTGCGGGAGATGTTTGCGTACTCCATTTCTGGATAACGAAATGGGAATAGTTCTGTTGGAAGATTTTCTCCAATAATTCTTTTGTCTGGATTAGCTTTTGTTATTGGATTTCCAGCTGCGTCACGAACTGCTTCCTTTGTTGTACGCAAGGGAGCGTCTCGCACGAATGTCTGTTGATATTTTTCACCTAGAGGCAAGAGCTTTATGGCTTCTTTTTCTTCATCACGAGTAAGTGTTCTGAAACCAACAGCAACAGGTTCTGGCGTCATTTCCTTGAACGACACGGATTCTACTAAGTAGTAACCAGACGCATTAGGAACGGTACCAACATAGGCAGTCATTCCAGGACGAATCTGTACGCCATTAAATCGTTCAACTAAGCAGCTACCGTTTGCGGCATATGGGTCGTTTTGAGACTTTATAATCGTAGGTCTTTCGATAAGACGAAAGTACCCAGCAGTTCCTATATATTGAGGACCACTATTTGGCCACTGTAGAGGAATAAATCTTCTGGCGAGTTTTTTTATAGACTTTTTTTTAGTTTTTTTATCAACTATTTTTTTGTCTATAAATCTTATGTTTGTGCCCCATTTGTGAAGCAGGAAAGTTTCGGAAGCAAAAACCAACACACCATCTACTTCAAATAAAACAAATTTTGCATCGCCTGCTAATCTAAGCAAAACATCCCAAACAGAATCCTGCTGCTTTGAACCTTTTGCTTTAGTTATATTTCTTGGTTTAGATGATTCTTCGCAGTAGAAGTCAAGGCCGTATTTTTTTGCAGCATTCTTAACGTACTGACTGCCGTTTCCTTTAATTGTTGCTGGAGTCTTGTCTCTCTTCATTTGCTGGTACGCTTTTGAATAGCACTTAACACTGTAAACGGCGCTGCCGCCTGGTCCCTGCGCCACGGTGACGTCAGCTATCTCAAATAGCTGTCTAACCTGCCTCACTTCGCCAGTAAAAGAGTTAACCCTTCCTAAGGTTTGTGTCTCGTATATTACGTCTCTACCTAGTATAAAATAGTTGTTTCTTGACATCTTTAAATCGACATCTATGACGTCAAAAGATAATTCAGAAGCCTGACTAAGCGAGTAGCTAACCGACAAGTCCGTTACCATATCGGAAATATCTGATACCAAATTGTCAGGCAGAGAAGATATAACTATCTTTCTTTCAAAAGGTCCTCGAAAGTTAGGCCTAGTAGGGCCGGTCGTAGGTTTTCCGAAAGTGTCTACGCTGGACGGTAAAAATAATTTAGCCATAATCTATATCACTCCGCAGGAACGGGAAGCCCGCGGTTCTTGTACCAGCACGGACTAAGTTTGATTCCGCCTTCCCGAGATGTTGGAGAAGAATCGGTTGCTAGTTCGGTACACAATTCTGGGTCAGGAGTATCCCCTGGAGCGTTTGGCACGCGGGGAACTTTACGAAGTTTTGGCATGAAAATAACATTGTCCGGAGTAAGGCGAACTTCTTGGATTGTCATACTGACGGTCGCGCGACTTATGCTTCCTCCATTAGACGTGGAAGTGAGAGGAGTTCTTTGAATGGAAGAGATTGATATATCAAAAATCGCCCATTCCCTGTAGCTTTTTTCTTCTATTACTTTTGTGCTGCCACTAAACAGTGAGTCAAAATTCCTAAAGGTTACAAGTTCAGGAGTGTTCGCCATTCTCTGTAGTTTTGCAAGCTGGTCTTCACATGATTCGTGGATGCTTGACTTTCCACCAGAATGCTCTTCGACAACAAATTCAAATGAAATTTTCATAAGCTTATTGTTTTTGTAATCAACTAATCCGTAATTGTTTACACGGTCAATTTCCGTCCATGTAACTCCGATATTGCTGTATGAGATATTGTTAGGCCGTAAGTTGAACGTGTATTCATCTAATACAGTTTTTTCGGTAGAGTTAGACGTTGCCCTGCGCTGAATCATCTTTGGCAAATCTGGCAACGATGATGATTTCACGGTTGATACGGGTGAAGAAACAGAAATTGTTGCACTTTTTGTTGCCGTAGCGCTAGTGACATATGCAGTCATAAACGCGCTATTCCTTGTAGACAGAGAATTTACCAAGCTTGTTGCAGCCGTAGCAGAAGTTCCTTGGGATATTAGTTCTCTAATTTGGGCGGAGTCAAAATTTTCAAGATTCATGTCTGCTGAATCGCCAACAAAACCATCCCATTTTGATTGTGATGCTTCGTCAAAATTAGGAAGTTCAGCTATTGCGTCCGTGGAATCCAAAAGAAAAAACAATTTAAGAAGAGGGTGATACCAGTATTGAGGCCAATTTTCGTCGGTATCCGTGAATTTGCGCCATTTTTTAATTTGTGATTGCTTGTATGGATTTTCGTTGCTTTGAAATTTAGTGAGACCCCACTCAAATGTGTACTGGGTTGCTACATAGATATTGCCTGCAAAAACAATTTTGTGACCGGTTACATAATTATTGTATTTTGTAGTTTTAGGGTTTGAGTATGGTATCTGTGGGGCTCTTAGATTGTCATCATCGTCCCACAGATATTCATCGCCTGCCGTATATTCGATGTAGTTGAAGTCTTGTTGAGAACCGCTTAGGAATGGGAGCCAATACTTCTGGGCAGAAACTTGAGTGTATGACGCAGGATACATGGGGGTGTTTGTGTTTTCCGTTTGCCTGAAAAGCTTTTTTATGGAATACCCTTTTCGCACGCTTGCGTTGTCTGTTTCGGTATAGCCGATAGTTATGTATGAGATGCTATTTAGTGCCATTATGTTCTCTGCCTGTTAGAACGTTCTTTTTCTTGAATTTTGGCCATGACCATGTTGGCGATTACCTCAGGAGCAGCGTTGTTGCCATTTATTTCAAAAGTATAGTAATTATTGGTTCCGCCACCGGAACTAGATGCTGTAGAAACTGGCGTAGATGTTGCTGTGTCGCCCATCTTTCCGGCACCAGGAACAACATGAAGATGACGATTAGCCATGGAACCGTGGAACTCAGCAAAGCCTCCATTTGCATGAACAAGCTTTGCGTATTGACCAAGGTTCTGTCCTGTGAGGTCGTAAGCAGAACCAGTTGCGTGGTCTGAGTTGATTGAACCAAGTGCATAGTCTCTAAGAGAAGAAGTGACTGTTCTTTTTCCTGTCAACTGACCGTTCATGGCGGCGTGACGGCCCATTGTTTGAGAAAGCTTGCTTGTTGCAGTGTCTCCGATTGCACCGCCGCGAGGGGTTGAAGTGTCTCCAGGCATTAGACGCATATCGTCACCCGTACCAGTAACCTTTAGTCCGGCCGACCACCATCCCGGTGCGTTGCCGAGAGGAGCCTTAAAGAAGCCATCCATATTGGTGTTAAAGGTGGTGACTGCTGTTTCTAAGCCTTTTGCAGCCGTAGAAAAATCAGTAGCAGCATCGGCGATTTTGTTAAGCTTGTCTGGGTCTTCGGCAGTAACAGTTACGCCGCTTCCCAGAAGGCCCTCAAGACCTGTCGTTACGTCTGCCGCGGTTTCTCCACCTATTGCTTTTTTCAGTTTGTTTTGTTCACCACCCTTTGGAACGCTACTGTCTTTGTCAAAATTTGAAATATTCTCTAATATGCCTGTTAGTTCTTGAGGAGTCTTTCCGGATAGTTTTGCTTCCAAGACACCTGGGGCAACGGTCATTCCTTTATCTGCTAATCTTGCACGTATTTGCTCAGCGGCGTTACCTACTGCCCCCTCTTTTATGGCTGCTTGAGACGCTATAACGTCTTTGTCTTGCAGGACAGTTTTTCCTTGTCCCTCCAATGCCGCGCCTTTTGCAAAAAGACCCCCCGTTTCTCCTTGTCCATACATTTCGTTATAGGACAGATAAGCTTTTGTAGCGTCTCCACCATTTACTGCTAGCAGCTGCGCAAATTGCTGCTCCATAGATGCACCAATGGCTTTCGATTTCTCAGCTTTGCTACCTTTGCCACGGAGAACATCACCTAAACCAGCTATGTTTTGATTAAGAGCGGCTTGACTTTCATCTTTTTCTCTGGTTTCCTTGAAGGGATTTGCTCCGGCAAGAAAATTATCAGTCAGCGCGTCATTGAGGGCTGCTCCTGTTTTTATAATGCCTGCAGTAAATTTTCCTAAAAGTTCGGTGTATTGTACGGTTGGGTTGTAAAGGTCAACACCCATTGTTTTAGCCATTTGCTCTAGCTCTGCACCACTCTTACCAGTAGCTCTAGATAACGCATCTATTCTTGCACTGTTTTGTTTATCTATTTCTCCAAGTTGCTTTTGAACGGCTGGGTCGGTTTGTTCCAGCAGTGTTCGCAGCGTGCCGGTTGCCTTTTTTTTCTGCGTCTTTCTGTCTTCTTCGCTGACCTTGCTTCCTTCTGCAGTCTTGTAATACGCCTCAAGGGCTGCTACTGGGTTGGCAAATTCCTGCTTGCCGCCCAACATGTAGCTTCCGCCCGCGCCCGCTATTGCGCCTTCCACGGAACCGCGAATACGGCTTTGAGTTTTTGCAAACCCCTTTCCAACCCCAAGCATGGTGGCACTTTTTCCGGCTAAGCTTACGCCTCTCTGAGAAGCTTCATAATTTTCCTGGAATTTTGCATTTGCGCTTTTCATGGTTCCCATGTAAAGCTCTCCGAGGCTTTCCATGACTGTCGCTTTAGCCGCAGCAAGTTGAGCTTTACCCTTATTTACGGCTCCCATTATTCCGCCGACAAGTAGACCTATTCCGGCACCAATCGCCGCACCATGTGGTCCCAACATTCCGCCAAGAGCCGCTCCACCAGCAGCACCAGACAGGGCACCTTTCATTGCGCCCTGAGCCTTCATGGCTCCACCTATTCCAGCAACACCGAGTCCAAGCATTGGGTTAATGGTGCCAACAGTTGCTCCAAGAGCCATGGCTCCACGCATTTCTTCTGGAGCGTATTGACTTGCCATTCCAAGTCCTATTCCTACACCAGCCCTTGCCCCCATACTGTTATTGAACTTTTTTGTGCCGGCTCCAAATTTGCTATCATTTCGCAGCATTCTATTGGTTTCGCGAGCTCGATTTAATTTTGCGAACATTCTGCTGCCACGGTTACGATTTGTATCGGCGCTGGTGGCTTTTTCGTATCTTTTGTTTATTTCATCACGTTGTTCTTTTGTGTTTTTGTATTCTCCTGTTTCAGGGTCGTATGCACCAGATTGTAAAAAAGACATTGCGCCCCTGTAGCCACCCAATGCTCGCGCCCCACCATACTTAACCCTGCTGGCCCCACCTTTAGCAAAGCTTTTTAAACGTTTAGCGTCATTACTAATCCCGGTTCCTATCCCAACAGGGCGAGGGTCGTTTTTAAACTCTGCAACTGAACCCTTTTTTGCAAGTATTTGTCTATTGATTTCTTCTCTTGTAGATTTCTTGGTTATTCCAGTGACTCCCTTGTCTGCTGCTATTTGATGCAATTCGCGTCTGGAGCGACCGTTGAGAGATTGTTCGGCACGAAAACGAGCAGACTTTGCAAGATTAAACTGAGGGTTTGGTTGAGGCTTTCCGTCACGACCCATAATGGTAGGCGACGAATATGGGTCCTTTGGCTGCCCAAAAGCCGCATAGCCAGCTCCTCGTCCCATTGCTTGTCTTTCCGCAAATCTTTCTGAGTGTCTTGTCTCGAAGTCGCTTCCACGGACCTGTACCTTGCTACCGTCTCGGATATTTTGAATAAATCTCCGGTTTGGAGTGTCTCGCATAGCGGCAAATGCTTCTTTATTGGTGCTAGCTTTAAAAACACTTAATTGAGATGACGGACCATAAACAGAAGGTGCAGAAATTTTTCCTAAAGCGCTACTACCAGGATAAACCATGGGAGAAGCGGTACTGCCCGAAGAAACTCTGCGGCCTTCATTTGTTGTCCCGGCATTCCTTGGACCAGCACCATTATTAATGCTTACGTTGGTAGCGGTTACGTTCATGTTTTGAGTGTGATTTCCAGACTTGGGCATTAAGCGGCCCTTGACTCCGGCCAATCCTCTTCCCAAAACAGCAGCACCCATTAGTGGAGCAAGAGCTGCTCCGAGACCGCTTCCAGCTCCAACAGTCATGATTCCGGTAAGAACTTTAAACACCTGATTAAGACCCGCCAAAAGGTCGTTTATAAATGGAGCCATCTGGGCAAAGTTTTTCTTGAGACCCATAAAGTATTCGGAAAGGGTGTCGATGATGTCTGCTATGCGTTGACCGAACTCTTCAACAAAAAAACTATTTTCTTCCAGGAGGTCCTTGAAAAGCGTAAGGTTTTGAGCGCCCCCCTTGATGGAATCCCATACCGGGTCCAAGGCCTTATACAGAACCTTTGCTCCGTCGATGAGCGGACGTGTTGCATCTAGAACAAGATTCCAACCACGTTTGAATTTGGTATACCAATCACCGATTCTGTCAAACATGCCAATTGCGGCAGGTAGGTATTCGCGAATCATTTTTACTAGCCAGCCAGATGCTTTTTCTATAGCGCTTGCAAAGTTATTTATGCCTTCCTCTGCACCAAAGCTGTACTGAATTGCAGCAAAAACACGCATTAAGTCAGTTCTGACTTTGTCAAATACGCGAGCGAATGCAACTTTTAACGGCTCAAGAAACTGGTCACCAAAATCTGCGAACTCACCACGTAGACGAGTGAAGTACCCTTTCATTTGGCTAATCAAAGTATTGTTCACTGCGTCAAACTGACCAGAAACTCCACCCTTCTTAGCAAGGTCTCCGGACATCAGAAGTTCTTGGAATTGTTTCTTGGTCTTGACGTTTGCCTTTTTTAAGGCGGATTCCATTTCTGGACCTAGTTTTTTTGCCTCAGTTATGACGTCACTGATGTTTTTCTTTTTGTCAGAAAGTGCGGCTATAACTATAGATACTTGCTCAAGCCCTTTAGCTGGGTCTTGACCTGCCGAACCAAAGTCCATCAAAGCTTTGATTGCTCCACCGCTTTGGTTTATTTGTCCGGTGTTCATTGACTTCGACATATTTCCATATGCCTTGTTGAGTGCTTCTATTCCGAGACTGGACAAAGCCGCGTCGGCTTGTAGGTTTCTCATCGCCATGCGAGTCTGATTCATTGCTGACCCAAAAGCTGGAGCACCTTTGCCTCTATAGGCGTATATTGCTGCTTGCTGTTCTCGTATTGCCGCTGAGGCTGCAGATATTGCAACGACCACCCCCGCCGCGCCCGCCGAAAGCATCTGCATGGCACCCCTGTAGGCTTTAACTAGAAATTGTCCTGCAGCAAATAATGCGTGAATACCAATCATTGTTGCGCCAAGTATTGCCATTTCAGCAACAACACCCTTGACGGACATTCCCAGGAACTTGGTCAGGCCTTTGCCTGCCATCTTTGCGCCTTTATCTATAAAGTCAAAGCTTCTCTTCCAGCCATTAGTGACGCTTTTTAAGCTTTTGTTTGTACTGTTGGCAAATTTGTCTGTTCTGCCGCTAGAAAGCTTGTCTAGTCTTTTGTGTAAAACTGCAATTTCCGCAATTGCACGGCGAATTTCACCAGTTTGGGCATCAAATTTAATTTTTACATTAATATTTTCGTCTGCCATATAGCCTGCCCAAAGTGATTTTTACATCACGTGAGTCTAAGGCGGTCAAGCTATGGGAGCAGTGTCCCTAAGTCTTCGACTTGCGCTCTTGCTCTTCGCGGTCGTTACTTATTACTTTAGCACAGGCGAGAAGGACCAACCAGTCATTATCGTCAAAGTTCATAAGTTCCAAAGGATTAACGTGGAAAAGTTCTCCGAGTCTTGCTGCGGAGATGACTACGGAATCTTCAACTAGTTCGTCGAAGATTCCTTCGTAGGGTCCACCGCGGCAACAGTATCTGAATATCCAGCGGCGTCCAGGATTGCCAAAGCGGCTGATTCTATATGAGGGTCAACACCAAACATGGCACGCACGGCGTCTGGAACTGGACGGGTAGTGTCTGTCATTTCCAAAACCAACGGGTGAGCAAAGTTTAGGTTATTGCCACTCTCGTCATAGATTTCTTCATCGTCCATACAGATGCCTATGGTCGTATTACCAATAACCAGGCAGGCAAATTTGGTGGCATCAAGACCATTTCGTGAGTCTTCGCCAGCAGATTTTCTCCAGTTTTTCATCTGTGACTGAGTAATGTTTGGGCTGACCTTAATGCTCACGCCATCACGTTCTGTGACAGGAATATGAACAACAGGGCGTTCAACTTTCTTTCTTACAACAGAACGCAAACGGTCAAGTTGTGTCTCTTCTTTTACAGAAGAAGTAAGTCCATCGCGCTGAACAGCCTTTTTGCTGCTCTTAACGTCGTCGGAGTCTTCGGTCGTGTACAGGGGATTATCGCTCATGCTGAGAAGCTAGCACAGACATATTGCCCGGCGTTGCAACTAGCGTATTTAAGCGGCGTCTACGTCTGAGATTGCGAACGTTAATGCAAACGTGGCTGGAGCTCCAGATGACGAGTCACCTTCTGGCTCGGTCATTCCAACAAGCAGTGCATTTGTGTAAATGCGGTCGTTGGTTGGGTCCTTGATATCGCAGTCGTAAACAGATACTGTAAGGTTGAAGTAGGCCGTTCCGACAAATCGACGCAAGTCTTTGATTTTGCGTCCAATACCAGCACTTGTAAGTGAGGTATTCATATCGTCATCGTAATGAGCAGTCAGCGTGATGTCGCCTATTTCTGAAGGGGCACACAGGACTGTCGGTCTAGACTTTCCGCCTTCGTAGATTTTCTCTACGGATGCTGTTATCTCGCCACCTGAAACCTGAGCAAAGCGGAATCCTTCCCACTTCGGCAGGTTGGCCTGCACGTTGGTTTGCTGTTTGGCATTATCGCTGAAAGTGCTTGGAACTATTGTTGCCAGTACTTGTCTTTGCGCTACTTTTGACATGGGTAACTTCCTCTGTTTAAACCACTGTTGAGGTTAGGTTTGACTTGACAATATCGATTTCGATTCTGTCACCGACGCTGCTGACGCGAACGCCAACTTTCGCTTTGACCAATCCTTCAGACAACTGCAATGTTGGGTTAAGCGAAGAATCGCACTTCACAACATAACCGTTATCAAGTTGGCGGCCATTGGCATCAAAAGCTGGGTAAAGAGCCCCAATGCCACGCATGACCGACAAAATTGATATTAATCGCGACTCAATGTTAGCAAAAATAGTATTTCTGCCGTCGATGGAACTGAATACAACATCTTCAATAGAACGGTAACACTCTGTAACGATTGTATTTACAACGTCCTGCTGGGTGATGTAGCGGAAGTTGTCAATGTCAGACGACAGTGAACGTGCACCGTATATTCTTATTGTGTTTTGAATGATTCTGATTGGGTTTACGTTATTGGCATCCAAGTCGTCACCAACTGATTTGTTGATGTCAGCACTTAAGCCAACCACGAATCCAGCTGCAGAAATGAGACCAGCTGCAGGAAGGTGTGGGCCAGTTTGGTTGTGAGCAACCGCCCGCTTGCCGGCAACATATCCCACTGGTGGAATAAATCGAGTAACTCCTGGAACACTAGTTGGAACCTCTACCCATGGGTAGTACAGGGCTGCGTGTTCTGCACCGTCTTCAGCTTGGAGCGTAAGTGCTGTTGTTTTGACCGTAGCAACAGAGTCGTTTTCTCCAGCGAACAAAAGAGCAATTCTGCTGTATGTATTTGCATGCGTAATTAAAGCAGCCGACATTGCGTCGCTGGAATTTTCTGGACAAACTACTGCACCAGAACCAAGAGCGTCATTAAAGAGCCCCAATTTTGATTCATAGGCAGATTGGTTAACTAGGTTATTGTTTGATACCCCCGTAGTGAGAGGGGTTAAACCAACAGCGTCCGGGATGAGGGTCGTGCTGTTTACTGTTGCGTTTACGTATCTTTGGGCTATTGCGCTGAGATTTATTCTTCCCGCTGCCTGGGATGACGTAGACACTGTTCCTGTTGAGTACTTTTGTGCTCCGTCGTACCAGATGTCAATTTTAAACGTAGTTACCGTAGGCTGAGTGACTACGATTTCAACATCTGCGCTCCATGGGCCCGCTCCGTTTGCGGTAAGAGTGATAACGGGTTCTGCACTGTCGTAAAGCGTAAGGCTTCCCACTGTCGCAGATGCTCCAACGGCTCTTGCAACGTAAGCCCGTGTACCACCTTCTTCAAAAAATGTTTCTAGGGTTGAGTGAGTGTAGGTACCGGCTAGGTAGCCTCCAAACACGTCCTCGAACTCTCCCAGGTTTTGGATGAGTACAGGCTCGTCTGAAGGGCCTCTCTCTGTCAGGCCTACGACAAACAACTGTGACGACTCGCGTACTGTTGTGGTCGAAGGACCGGTTCTTACTGAAG